CTCCGCATTGCGGATCGTGGCCTCGGTCAACAGGAACGCATACGACAGCCGCTCCTTGATCTGATTCATCGTGAGCAGCGCGGTGTTCAGGTCGGATCCCTTGTTCGCCTGGATCACGCCGACATCGGCGGGGTTGCCCTCGATGATGTCGCCGCTGCGGGCGCGGGCGATGGCCCGGATGCGCGTCGATCCGTTCGGGTTCACCACGATCACCAGCTTCGATGCCGCCGCGCTCGATTCCACCACGGCCTGCTGGAGACCGTCGAGAGCGCGGAGATCACCGATCAGCTCCTCGACATACGAACGCCCCCAATCCTCTCCGTCCACGCGGGACATACGGAGAGGCATCCAGGGGCACTTGTCCTCGGGGTAGCTGCCCTTGGTCTCCTCGATGACCTGGCCGCCGATCTCCTGGTGGACGCGCACACGCTTCCGCACCCACTCGACCTTGGTGTAGATGTCCACCGAGTCCTCGTAGGCTTCACCGGCCTTCTCGATGTACGGCGCGTATTCCTCGGGAAGCTCGTAGGGGGACACGCACTCCTTGGTGACGATGCAGCGGGGATTGCCCATCGGATCACGCTTGACGACATAGGAGCTCATGTTGAACACCCTCATGCCGCCTTCGTTCGGGAGATACAGCAGGACATTTCCGCAGATGACCAGGTGCTTCAGGGCCTCGAAGGTCCCGACGCGAACCTGGCTCGTCTCGATTTCCTGCATGACCGCCCGCTCGATCTCGGAAAGCGTCGCGTCGATCTCGGTCTTGATGTCATCGAGCTCCGCAATCGGCCGGATCGCCATCTCATCCACAACAAGCCGGAACATCGGCTGGTTCGGCGGGAGCAGGGACATCAGAAGCGCAGATGCCAGGTTGTTCACGCCACGCGCACCTAGTCCCTGCCAGGGCGTGTCGAACTCGGTCGCGTAATTCGACCCCAGCTCCGGCATCGTCATCGGAATGGTCAACTTCGCGCACTCACGCGCCCGCTGAAGATAGACCTCCCGCTGCGACTCCATTTCCGTGTAGATGGCCTTGGCCGATTTCATAGTCATCCGCCGGGAGAGATGTTGAGGCCGACCGCGCTACCACGGTCGTTCATTGGGATGGTGAGCGCGGACCGTCCGCGCCCACGCCGCGTGTAAGCGTTGGATCCGACGGACGGGAGACCACCCGAGCCCTGAGATGGGGCCATCGCCTGCGTCACCACCTGGGGATTGACCGGCGGGGGCGGCGGTGGCTCCGGCTCCTGGAGGGGCTGCGGAGGGGGAATCTGGGGGATCTTCGGGCTACTGCACATGGGTTCGCTCGTTCTTCAGGTCCTCAAGGTGACTGGTGAGCATCTGTACAACCTGCCGCATACCGCGGTAGTGCCAGATTTGACGGTCGGTCCAGTCGATCTCCGGGCACTTCTCCGGAATCATCTCGTTGAGCCTGTCGATCAGGACCTGAGTGACGGGTAGGGGTTCTTGTTTCTCTGCGTCCATAAGGTCCTCACCGGACAAATACCCGAATCACACCAGGGCGGTACACCACTCTGATGCGGTATCCGGATTCCATAGCAATCCGCTCGATGATCCGTCTACCGGCAGGCACTAGAAGCGGGACCAGCTTGGAAGGCCAGACCCGCAGGTAGTTGCTCAGGTCCTCCAGGAACATCTCGGTGTAGTCGTCTTTGCCCAAGGCATCAACGAACACCTGCGCCATCCGCCGCTGTAGCAGGTATGCGGCGGCCGAATCCATCATCGAGCCTTCTTGTCCCAATCGGGAAGGTCCATCAGGGCCGGGGGCAAGATGCCGCGTGAAACCATTTCCTCCATGTGCATGATCGCGCCGATGTTCCACCGGGCAGCCGCAAGATGATCCTCGTCACGGTGGCCCTCCATGTAGCGCATCAGATGCCGCAGGGCCGAATCAACGAATCGGGATACGGGCTGGCCCCGCTCCCAATTCCGCTCCCCGTACTTCAGGGCACCGAGCTCGAGGAGCCGCGCATCCCTCGCAAGGATGAACGGGCTCATCAGGTCGTACCGCCCCTTGCCGGAACGGGTGTCGCGGCGGCTCCCCGTGTCGAACTCCTCGCGTGAACCGCTGTCCTTTAGAACAAAGCCGGGTCTGCCTTTGGCTCCCACAACCGCACCTCCGATGTCTGGGGATTGAAGTCTGCGTGTCGCAGGATACGGGACACCCGTGCCTGCACAATCGCCTCGAACTCGCTGAGACCCGCCTTCTCGAAGGCGGCGACGACGGCGGACCAGGAGGATCCGCCATTCAAAATGCCTTCCGCCCTCTTGGGGCCGACACCCGGACATCCGGCGTACCCGTCCGTCGCATCTCCGCACAGGGTCTGCATCATGTGGAAGTGGTCGGCCTCATCCGCCGTCACGGTCCGGATCTCGGAATCCTGATCGGGGTTGAAGTGCCTGCCGGGGACGGTCCGGAGATCCTTGTCGATGGTGACGATCACCCTGTTCGCCGATTTGGGGCCCGTCGCCAGGATTCCCATCACATCGTCAGCCTCCAGGCGCGGCATGACCGCCACATCGTAGGTGTTGGCCACATACGCCCTGAGATCCCGGAGAACCATCGGCTTGCGTTGTCCCTTTCGGTTCGACTTGTACGACGGCAGGACATCGTTCCGCCAGTTGTTCGGGGACGACAGGCAGACCGTAACCGCGACGGACTTGCCGCCAAGCTTCTCTCGAATACCCGCCACCTCCACATCGAGGAGATGCTGCGCCATCCGCGCGTCGGCGTGGAGCGTCCACACATCGTCCTCCCATTGCCACGGAACCTCGACGGCCGCAGCCACCCGGTGAATGAGAATGTCTCCGTCGATCAGGGCTTCAAGCTTCTTCTTCGGCATAATCAATTCTCTTTAGCGTGGCCAGCTCCACTATCAACGCCTTGATGTACGCAGTCTCGTACCGACTGCTGATCTCACCAAGCTCGATGACGATGCTGGCCTGGCGTTTCTTCTCTATCAGATGAGGGAGCATGGAACGCAGGAACCGGAGCGCGTGTTCCCCATGCACCTCCCACCTGAATGTCGTTCGGTGTGCCTGGCTCCTTGACTTCATCTTCCTGACCTTGCCGCGGTACTTGCGGCAGATCAGGTTCAACACATGGGGATAGGTGTTCGTGATCGAGACATACGCGCGGTTTGCCTGCCACCTGATGCAACCCTCGCCATCAAGATAGCCCGCGATGTATGCCTTCAGTCTAGTGCGTTTCCGCCCAGGTCCTTCCGATTCGGTATTCACCGTCCAGCGGGCACCGGAACCCGAGCAAATCACCAGCCCGCTGGAACGCCTGCTTGGTGAACGGGGCGAACACCTCGATGTCCCCCTGCTCACCCTCGAACTGGATCTCGTCGTGGATGTGCGCGACCTGGTGGATCGCGTATCCCTGACGACGGATCTCCTCGTCCATAAGGATGGTCGCCTGCTTGACCGCGATGGCACCGGCGGATTGCAGCAGGGTGTTCAGCGCGGAGTGCTTGCTACGGACCCACAACTTGCGGCCGTCGATGCCGATCAGATATCCCTTATCGACCTTCTTAGCCACGGCATCGCGCAGCTTCTTCAACGCAGGGATCGCGGACAGGAACTTCGCCTTGAGCTTCTTGCCGTCGGCCGCCTTGCCGCCGACGATGCTGCCGATCTTCTCGTCTCCCGCCCCGTACAGGAAAGCGTAGATGAAGGTCTTGGCATCGTTGCGCGTCGGCAGCCCGGCCGCCTCCTGGTTCTTCGTGTGGACATCGCCGTTGCAGACGATGTTCGCGTACTCGCCTCCGTCCCACGCGGCCAAATAGTGAGCGAGACACCGCAGCTCCAGGCCGGACGCATCGCATCCGAGCATGACCATGCCGGGCGTGGCGCGGAACAGGGACCGGCATTGCCTGCCCCACTTGGCCGTCACCGACGGAACCTGCGCGATGTTCGGTCGGCTGTGGGTGCAGCGACCCGTGACCGCTCCGTTGGTGTTCACATAGCCGTGGATCCGGCCATTGGTTTCCGCCTTGATCCAGGACTCCTCGCCCTCGGCCACCTGACCCAGCCTCTTCGCCACGGTCAGGTATTCGCAGATCAGCGCGGCCGCCGGTCCGGGCACGGCAGACAGGATAGACTCGTCCACCTGCGGCTTTCCGGATGGGGTAAACGCCTCCGGCTTCCAGCCAAGATTCATCAGGTACTCCGCGATCTGATCTCGGGAACCGGGATTGAACGGGATCGTCTTGGTCTTTGTCTTGAGCTGCACCACGGTCGGCGGGACCACCGACTGAAGGATCTCGGTGAGCTCCAGCTTCCGTCCCTGGAGCTCGGCCGTCAGAGCGTGGGCCGCCGCGACATCGAAGGAGAACCCGCGGCGCATCTGATTGTGGATCAAAGATGCGAACTTCATCTCGATCTGTAGCACTCTCGCTCCGGAATCAATCTCGGGATCGAGTCGCTTCCACAGCGCGAGAGTGACCCGGCAGTCCTGCCGGTTGTACTCGGCCAGCTCCTCGCTGTACTCCAGCTTCGAGAAGTCGGTGACGGCATCGAGCGCGTCCCCCTTGAGCAGACCCAGGCGGTAGCCCCACGCCTTCAGGCTGTGCTTTCCGATCAGATCCTTGGGGAACCCATCGATTCCGAAGTCGCGGTCGCGCTGGTCGGGATAGACCACCCGCGCCATGACCATCGTGTCCTGCCACGCGATCTGTCGCTTGTCGAGCATCCACTTCTCATGCAGCACCGGGTCGTGCCGTGCCAGCCAGCCCTCGATGTAGGGGATGTCGAACCCAACGATGTTGTGTCCGATCACGCAGTCGCTGGACAGGATCAGCCGGATCGCCTTGTCCACCTCGTCACGCCGGAAGGTGACGGCATCCTGGCCCTCACGATCCACCATCACGGAGATGCACAGGATGTCGCCATCCTCCGGGTCGAGCGATGTCGTCTCGATGTCGAATACGGTTCTCTTCATTGTTCCTCCTAGAAGTCCGGTAGGTCGTCAAAGCCCTGGCTTTCCGACAGCCTGCCCGTGTCCTTGTTCCATGCCAGCTCCCCGGCCCGTCCGGTGTCGCCACCAAACCGGTTCTTGAGGACCCGCATGATCGTGATGTTCTTTCGGTCCTCGTCCTGCTGGTTCCGCTCCAGTCCGACCACGATGTCGGACAGCTGCCCGATGGCACCGGAACCGCGGAGCTGCGCGAGACTGGTTTGTCCGCCCTCCTCATGGGCACCTTCCTTCGGACGCTTTAGGTGGCTGACCAGAATCAGGCCGCAGTTCAGCTCCTGCGTCAGCATCCGAAGCTTCGTCATCGTGTTGTCGATGATGCGCCGCTCCTCCCCGTCGTCGATGCCCGACACCACGATGGAGATGTGATCCAGGAAGATCCACTCGCATTCGAGACCGCGCACCATGTACCGGTTCCGTGCAAGCAGGTTGTCCGAGTCGCACGAACCGAAGTGGTCGTACAGGAACAGCTGGCCGCTCCCGACCGTGCGGTCGAACGCCAGCCGCAGATCCTCCATCGACACGGCCTCGCGTTCCGTGTCGATGTGCAGCTTCCTGCTGATCTCGACCGACATGATGCCGAGCGCGGTGCGTCGGACGCTCTCCTCAAGAGCGATGTATCCGACCCGCTTCCCCAGGCGAAGCAGCCAATGCGCCAGCTCCCGACAGACGGAGCTCTTGCCGATGCCCGAGCCGGATGTCAGGGTGATGAGCTCACCGACGCGCATCCCGTGCAGTTTGTCGTTCAGACCGACCCACGGGTACGGGATGCTGGGAGCATCCTTCGCGTTGATCTCCTCCCAAAGATCGCGGCCGTCGATGATGCCGTCGGGCCGGTAGACCTTGGCTCCCCACATCGCGTCGATCACATCGCGGCCGCGGCCCGCGACGAGACATTCGTTCGCGTCCTTGAGTGGCAGCGCAGCGATGCGGCTCTTGCCGGGAGTCAGCAGCATGGCGCATTCGGCGGCGGCCGCCTGGCCGGGCTCGTCCATGTCGAACATGAACACCACGTTCTCGAACTTCTCGATCCACTCCAGGTTCGCGCGGATCGACTTCTCGGCACCGGCCGCGCCGGTCGGGATCGAGACGACGGGCCACTTGTTGTCCTGGAGCTGGCTGACGCTCATCGCGTCGATCTCGCCCTCCGTGATGACCAGCATCTTTCCTCCGTCGCGCCACAGGTTCTGACCGAACAGGCTGCAGCCCTTCATGTCCCCTACGACGGTGAAGCTCTTGTCCGCAAATCGCAGCTTCTGTGCACGGACCTGTCCGTCCGGCCCGCAGTAGTGAGCAATCTGCACAGGCTTCCCGCTGTACGAGCCGATGCCGTAGCGGAACTTTCGACAGGTATCCTCGCTGAGCCCGCGCTTCGGTAGCGCGGTGATCTCCATCTCCATCACCAGGTTCATGCTCGCCGTCCTCCTCGGGGCCGATTCCGTGTCCCCGTTCTTCTCGTAGTGTCCACACCCATACGCGAAGCAGAATGCGTGTCCATCATCGTAGCGGGCCAGAGCATCCTTGCTTCCGCATTTCGGGCAGGGCTCATGCCGTTGGAACTGGCTCGTTTCCATTGTGGTCCGTCACCATCATGTAGATCCCAGGCTTGACCAGATCCGCCCATTGCTTCGATGCCTGGACATGGGCGACGAGCGTGTCGTCCTTCCACAGCAATCCATTGCAGGCATCGAAGATGGCCTTCATGTAGTTGTCGATGTCGGGCTTCGGTATGAGCAGCCGCGTCCTTCTCGGCTTCCTCACCACGAAGAGCAGCGTCACGGACACGGGCCGGTCGATGGGCCGGTGATCCGGGATGCGGGCTAGGACATCCCGGATCACCTTGTCGGCCTTCCGCTTCCACACCCGGTAGGTCGCGGGGTAGTAGACCCCGAACCTACTCAGGCGTGGACGCGGACACGGGATCGGCTCGAGGCCCGTGAGCTGAAGCAGCATCAGAACTGGCTGCCGTCCTCGGCATCGGCGGTGAACGCGGTCTCGAACCCCTCCTCCTCGGCAAAGCCGAAGTCCGCCGCGCCGCGGCCGCCGGACTCGCGGAGCTCGATGACCTGCACCGCCTTCAGACGCAACGACAGGCCGACACCGGTGGCGGGCACATACCAGAGGTGCGGCTCGAAGCCGACGCGCAGGATGCTGCCGCCGCCGATGCGGTCGTTCATCGGACGCTGCTTCGCGTCGAACAGGATCGGCCGCTGCTCGATGGTGCGGCCGTCCTTGGTCTCGATGCGGGCGACCATCTTGAACTTGAACTCGATCTCGCCGGTCTCGTTGCCCGCGTCGTTCGTCACCGCGGACCACGGGAAGTCGCACTTCTTCAGCTTCTTCTTCGCCTCGCGGACCTGCTCCGCGTAGTAGCCGTCATACATCGAGGTGAGCTCGTCCATCAGCTTCGCGGCCTCTGCCTGCGGGATCCGCAGCTGCACGGAGTACAGGCCCTTCGCGTCGAACTTGGTGTCGGGCTCGTTCAGCTTCGGCCAGGATGCGGTCCCCTTCGGGGTCGTCATACGCTTCTTGCTCATTGCGATTCACTCCATGATCTCATGCGAAGAAATACTGAGCGGAGCGCAGGAGGCTGAGATCGAAGTCTCCCTGCTCCGGTGGGGGCGGGACCGAGACACCGCTGGGCAGCAGCGCGTCGATCTCGGTCTTGAAGCCGCCGAGGATATCCATCGAGAACATCTCGATGGCCGATTCCCTGATTTCGGACTGCATGATTCCGACATTCGGGGCAAGTGTCGCGGCCTGGTCATGGATCCAGCTGAATACATCAATGCCATGCAGGTCGTGCGAACGGTTCGTTGCCCATACCATCAGCGAGCTGTCGAGAGCATGGACGAAGTTTGCGGTGATCGCGTTCCGGTTTGCCCGCTTGCTCATCGCGTTGTCCTCGATGTTCATCGAGTGAACGCGCACCTTCGGACCAATCGCGCAGCGCACCTCTTCCTTTCGCCACTTTGGATAATACTGCCGAACCCAGAAGCCGCTAGGTGCCGTCCATGACACCGCGGTTTCATGCTCTACGCACAGGTCGCTGACCTGCTGTAGCCACTTCATCAGCGCGGCGACTCCGGGAACAACCTGGTCGATGGTGCGGTGGACCATCCGCGCCAGCCACATCGAGGGGGCCCACACATCATCGAACGGGAGGGACAGGCCCGCGGCCCGTCTCCTATCCATCTCGTCGTGCAGCCACTCGCTGATGTACTGCTTGCATGAGTACAGGGTGGCCGCGTATGGCTTGGTCATCACCGGCCGCTTGATGCAGCCCCGCGTGATGCCGAGCTCGGCCCATCCCTTCGCGTAACTGTCGTCCATAGACGACACCATCGCAAGGGACTGGTCTGCCACCAGGCGGTAGATGTCGGCAGGCGTGGAGCACTCGATGCAATTCGTAGCGGCGGCTCCGGTCGGATCACGGAGCAGCAGCGAGATGAGCTGTAGCGCGTTGTTGCTGCCGTCGATGCTGACGGGGAGATGCGTCATAAACCGCGCGCTCGACTTCATCCGGGCAAACTCGTCGCAGAACGCAAGAAACTCGAACGGCTTGTCCGCTGCCGACCAGAATGGGGAGTTGGCCAGCGGGTCGGTGCCACACGCGATGATCTCCTTCTCGAAGTCCTTTACCCAATCGAGCCTGCGTTCATACGGCTCCTTGTCGAGACCGTAGCAATTCGCCCCGTGGATCCGCAGCCACATCTCTCCGTCATCTGTCATCGGCACCGCCTTGTCGAACCGAAGGCAGGCGCGGGCCGCGTCGAACCCCTGCGGATTCAGGTATCCCGGCATCGGGTAGCCGCGGCCCCTGAAGTCCAACTGCATGGGGAAATACATACGGGAACCGATATACCGGTCCGCCACCCACAGCATCTTGGCGAGCTGCATCCGCTTCGAGCTGAGATGCTGGTTCGCCCACTTCACGCGGCAGTAGGCTTTCCGGTACTGCCGTCGCGCCTCGTCGTTCTCCTTGATGTCGTCGGGCTTGAGCGGATACGGGTGATCGTCACGCGCCGGGATGTCACCGATCCGCAGGTCGTTCTCCCAGCAGCTGCGGACCACATCGAGGATGAACGGATTGACTGCCCATGCCGTCCGCTGGATGGTGTTGATCGCCTTGTACACGAAGCTCATGTCGCGGTTCTTCAGGTCGTCCAGGTAGCGTCGGTTGTGGACCTTTACCAGCGCACGGCGGCGGAAGAAGTCGGTGCTATAGCCACCGACGAACGGGTCGCGCCAGTCGAGCGGAGTCTCGACCATCGGCAGCCACACCGGCGACAGCTCCTCGGCTTTGGCCGAGTTCTTCCTGATGTAGTCGATGAAGTCGTCGCTGGCCGAGATCATCGTGAGCGTCTTGCCACGCTCGTTCCGGATGTTCTCGATCTTCAGCAGGTCGGTGTTCTGATGGATCAGCTCCACCAGGACGATGCCGACCTGAGCTCGATCCTTCGGGTCCCACTTGGAGATCCCGAAGTTGTGGTGCTTCATGCTGCGCTGGATAAACTCGCGCCGCTGTCGCTCGTTGATGTTTCCCCTGACCTGACGCTGAAGCTGCTGCCACAGCACAGGTTCATTCTCAACGATGTGCCGGAAATCGGACTCGTCCTCAAGTACGCGGGCGATGCTGTTCGCCGCCTTCAGCATCGTCTTGCTCTGCGATGCGGAATCGAGCAGGCTCTTCAGGGCCAGCAGCGCGACTACATCGGATGGAAGCCTCTCGATGTAGGGCAGGGCACGGTGCATCCGGCCCGGCCGCGAACGGCTCATCAACTTCCATGATTCGATGGCCTGGGCCACGACAGGGACGGCCACGGCCATCGCGTGTCGTGTTACCGGATCGGTCGTCTCGTTTCCATGCTTCGCGTTCCGCGCGACACGATGGCGATACCTGAGCTTGCCCAGCTCCACCATCTCCCGTTCGACCATTCCCTCGTCCATGAGTCCTCCATTGGATTCATCCGAACACGGATGAGATGGCGTTGCTGCGGTCCTCGTCCTTGAGATGAGCGTACCGCATCGTGACCTCGATGCACTTGTGACCGCAGAGCTCCTTGACCGTGTAGATCGGGATTCCCCGCTGCACCAGCCATGACGCGAATGTATGTCGGCAGCAATGCGGGGTCAGCTGCAAATCGTCCTGGTATCCCAACCGCTTCTTCATCGCGTTCCAGCGGTGACGGACGGTATGCGTGGTCAGGTCCATGAACGGATATGCCTTGCTATCGCAATTCTTCAGGGCGTGACGGCAGGCGGTGGACATGGGGATGGACCGCGGCTTGTCGGCCTTGTTCTGCCAGATGCGGATGTGTCCGTTCTCGACATCGCGCCATTGCAGCAGCAGGGCTTCGTTGAGACGCATACCCGTCTCGACCAGCACCACGAACAGATCGGCCATCTCCGGGTCATTCGCCCGGAAGTCCGCCGTGATGTCGGAATACTCGTCACGGCTCAGGAACCTGATCCTGCCCTGGGGCTCACGCATCCGCGTGATCGGAATCTTCCGGCTCACCCATCCACGCGCATGGGCAAAGGACAGCATCCGGGACAGCGCGGCCAACTTCCGGTTGATGGTGGCAGGGCTGTTGCCCTTCGCCCTGAGCGCATCGACCACGCGATCCACATCGGCCATCGTGATGGAATCAGGGTCGCGGGACCCGCCGATGATCGAGACGACAGCAGCGGCGTTGATGTCGGCCGTCGCCTCGCCGCGCGTCCCGGCCCATACCTGGCGGTACACCGTGTCGGCCAGCTCCGCGAGACTCGCCGGAGCAGATCCTTCGTAACCGCTGGGGACCTGGCCTTTCAGAAGAGCAACACGCGTCTCCGCTTCCCACATCTCGGCCGCCTCTTTGGTGGGAAAGGAACGGCGGCACCTGCGACCGTTCACCGAAACCGACACCTGCCACGCACTACCCGTGTTCACGATAGACATTGCTTTCCTCCTGCGGATTCCCGCGATAGATCAAGTGTAGCAGCGTATCAATCAGCCGTCAAGCCGATCTTCAGCGCGACTAGCAGCGCGACTAGGGTGCCTCGGGGGGCGATTTCGGTCCGATAATGGCCCCGGCCCCGCTCCGGCCCGGGACGGCTCGAGCTCCGGCCCGGGACGGCTCGAGCTCCGGCCCGGGCCCCGGCCCCGCCCGGCCCCGAAATGAAACCGCCCCGGCGGAAACCGGGGCGGGGCGGAAATGAAACCGCCCCGGCGGAAACCGGGGCGGGAACGGGAACGGGGGCGGGCGAATCCTATTTAGGATCGGGGGCAAATCGGAACGCGGGGCGGTCCGGTCATCGGCGGCCCCCGATCCACGCGCGGCGACGCGCGCACCATTCCAGTATCTCCCCCGTTGCGGGCGATACTACCCGAGTCACCCGTTTACCCTTGCGGCGAATCTCCGGCAGTTTCTCCCATGTAGAATACTTGCGGGGCGGCGGTTTCATCGGCGGCCCCCGTTTCGGATTCCGACGACAATAGCGGCGACGGCGGCGGCCACTAGTGCGGCCACCCACGCTACCGCCGCGACGGTTTCGCGTTTCATCGGGCCCCCTTTCTTCGGGACGGCCGGACCGATTCCACGGACCACGGAAACGCGGCCGGGTCCGCGTGTTCCGGGTCCGGTGCTCCGATTCGGGTCCGCAACCAGCTAAACACGGATTCGGCGGCCGCGTCCGGATGATCCGTTTCGGGCGTTTCGGGAACGCGAATCAGAACGGAAACGATGAATGTCCGCCCCGTCGGGGCGGGCGAGGTAGCGGCAAGTGTCTCGCGTTTCACCGGGCCCCCTTTCCCGTCGCCGCATGGAACGCGGCCGCGCGGTCCGGATCCGCCGTCACCCACGCGAGCGCGGCGAGGGCGTCCGTCATTTCGACCCCGCCGGGGAGAACCACGCGCGGGAACGACGCCGGCGGCGGCGGGACCAAATCCGCCGCCCGTTGAATCCTGGCGCGGGCCGCGTCGGCCGCGGCGGGGCCGTCCGTGGTTTCACCCGATGCGATTCCGTCGGCTAGCTGGAATGCTTCGCGCATTGTGACGAGAAAGGCCCCCGCCCCGAGTAGGTCGCGCATCGGCTCCGCATAGTCACGGATGCGGATTTCGCAATGCGGCGACGGTTCCGGGAGGGTCAGGGTAAACCGCGCGATGCGATCATCGGACCCGGCGCGGCGACGGTCCGCCGCCCGCAGACCGTGCCCGACGCATTCCGCCTTTAGGGTAGCGGCATAGTCGCCGCCCGCCGTCGCTACATTGAACCATCCCCAAACCATGTCAGCGGCGCGGCGGCCGCCTACCGAAACCTCCCGCCCCGCGCTGTTGCGTATGCGGGCAAATGCGTTGACTCTAGCCATTGTCGATATCCTCCGAGATTGTCGGCCCGCCGGAACCGTTCCGGAACGGGCGAAGGGCCCGCGGCGGAGTTTCCCCCGCCGGGGCCGTGGTTCAGCCGAAATAGCCGGGGTCCGGTGCGCGGATTCCCGTATCGGCGAGCTCTTCAATGTACGCGGCCGCCTCCGAAATGTACTCCGATGCCGACTTGCCGCAGTCCGGACAATCGGCGGTCCCGTCCGTCCGTTCGCACGGGCACCCCAGCGGCCCGCGCGGCCGCCACCCGAAATCGGCCGCGATTCCGGGGTAGTCTAGGTCGCATTGAATCATCCACGAATCGCCACAATCGGAGAGAATGACGAAACACACGGAAACCGTCCGGAATCCCTCCGCGGTCCGAATCTGGTACCCGTGACCGCGGCGGACCCTATAGCGGCCGTGATTCTCCGCGGCGCGCAGGGCGAAACCGGATTCCGGCTCCGTCCATTCGCCGGATAGGCGGTTCCAAGCGCGGTCAAATCCTTCCCCGCGGGCGAACGCGCCGACAATCTCGAATCCTTCCGAGTCCCGCCCGTAGACAATGCCGCCGACGGCCGCCGGATCGTCCGCCGGGAATACGGGCGAGTCGCCCCACCCCGCCGGATTCCACCCGGCAAGCTCCGGCGCGTCTGGTTCCATTTCGCGCGCGGAGTCGATCAAGCTCCGCAGGGTCTCCCCCGCGGGAATGTCGATCCTGGCAAACCACGCCGGGCCCTCCGTCGCGTTTCCGGTTTCGGCGTCTGCGAAACCGTGCCCGGAGATAATCCGCGCGACGGCGGCAAGCTGCGCGCATCCGACGGACCCGGGAATCGGGCGATTCCGCCACGCGGCCGGGTCCGGGTCCAGATAGGGGAAATCGGGGCGAATCATGCGTCCCCCCCTTCGGCATCGTCGGCATCGTCGGCATCGTCGGCATCGTCGGCATCGTCGGCGCATAGAACCGCGAGAACCACGGCGGCCCGTTCCGCGAAATCGGTAGCGCGGCCGGGGTCCCGTTTCCACCGGGCGCGGAAATGGCGGTAAATCCGCCGCGCCCCGTCCCCGTCGGGGCCGTGCCCGAGCGGCGACGGCCGGAACCGAATCGGATCATCCCCGATGATGCATCCGACGCGATACAGATAGCATCCCTGCCCGCCGTGAAAGTCACC